CTGCTAGAAACGCTGGTAAGGCCCACGTTGGGACACGGATTCCTTCATCTGACATATCAACCTCCTAAAAATTGTGGCACCAAGATGCTCACTACAATCAAACCAATAATCCACCAAAGCCTATTGCCAAAGCGGTCAATCTTTTCATCCAGCCTGTCAAAGCGCTTAGAACCATCTTTCAGGCGTTCTTCTATACGCTCATATCTCAACGCACACTCACGTTCATGTGTGTTGATTTCCTGCAACGCCTTATCGGCTTTATCCAATTCCCAGACCTCTGCCATCGCTAGATAGCACATGGCTATTCTTTTGCTTTGCCAACATTCAACGCCAAGGCTTCTATAACCGGATACACATATTTTGCCATGAATGCATCGTCCTTCGGCGTCGGCGTGACAGCACACACAGCAGATGCGACAACGGACAACGTAGTAAGTGTGGTTACAATTTCAAGCAAACTCATTAGTGTTCCTTGAAGCCTTCGGGCAGACCTTGTGCAATCTCAGACTCTTCAACAGGCTTAACGCCTTCAACGATGCTCTGAGTGTAGGCTTGCAGCAATACATTACGCTCTGAGATCTGCTGTTGCAGTGTCGCGATTTCACGACGAATCTCCGCGACTCTAGCAATGTGGGCCTGGGTCTCGACCTTGAGATCACCGAAGTTGTATTCTTCATCGTTGATTACGACTTTATTTTCTTCGCTCATTACCAAGGCACTCCAGTTGCTTCCGTTGCGTTGCGCGTTATTTGAGCTTCAACCTTCGCAGTGCGCTCAGCTTCAATACGGGCTTTATATTCGTCAGCAGTTTCACCTTCCGCTTTATTGGCTTCCCAGATCCAACCTAAAACGTCGCTTTCTTTCAGCGAATCGTAAGCGATGAACCCGCTTGCAGACGCATCATAAGTAAAACGATTTTTACCGCCCTCTTGTGCAATTTCGCCTTCTTCATCGCCTTGTGCGACTAGGCTCCAGACTGCTTGAATAACGCCACCGTCAGCTTCTATACGGGTCAAATTACCAACTGACCAAGTTGTGTTTATAGCCATTTCTATTCTCCTTAAATTGCTGAAATAATGAATGCTAAAAGCTCAGAGTAACGCACACCCAAACGAGTCCGTTGAACTGCGCCTTCTGGCGCTTCTTCTGCGGTATCAAAACGGTCTGTTCGCGTATGGGCCTCTATCGCTGGAGAGGTTTCAGTTGCTTCTGTAGCAGCCACTTCAATTTGAGCCTCCCACCAAGTGTCGGAACAAAACATCGCGTACCGCGCAGCGTCCAAACCTTCTGTTGTAAATGCGTCTTGGAGGTCTTGTGCGATGATTCCAAAGTGAATACGGGCATCGTCGCCCTTTTCCTCTACAGCAGACTTATAACGGTACTTACGCAGCAAACTTTTAGCAGCTACAGCTACACGCTGCTCTGCGTCAGACAATTCTTCTATGTCTTGTTTTTCATTACGGTCTGAGGTTTGGATCGTGCCGTTAGTTGCGAAAATGTCATCGTAACGGAATGACCCGCTACCGATGTCGAGATCGTTGTCTACGATGTTCAATCCGCGCATTGGCAAATATCCATCACCGCCAAAATCGATCCCCGATTCGTCAGTGTGGACTTGCAAATTTGCGCCGCTTGAACGGCATTTAATACTGCCAACTTGACTTCCGGCCTGATAAAACTGAATTATTTGTCCGTCATCAGACATCCGGTTAAAGGTCGCTACGACATCACCAGCCCTTGCAACATCTAATCGGTTCGCGGCCATTAAATTGATGCCACCACCAGAAGTGTTGTTGAAGATCGTTGTGTCAGTTGTTGCTACTTGCAGATCACCCGCTGCGTTCAGTCTCATTTTTTCACTTGCAGCGGTAGTTCCACTATTAGTGTAAAAACGAATCGCGCCGGGAGTATCGTTAGTGCCAATGCCTGTCTCAACTACCGCATCAATCGCAGCAATACCATGCTCTATGTCAGTGCCATCAGCAGCGTTCCATGTGATTGCACCTACGGCATCGCCAGCTTGAGCAGCGGTTGCTCCAGTGAGATTGCCCGACCGCGTTTTGCTAAACATAAGCAGAGAAGCAAGCGCGTCATTTGAGTTACAGCACAGAGATATTGAGGAGTCCATGCGAGTGAGTGAGTTCGCTTGGAATTTAGGCTGTACGCCTGATGGGCTTCGGGTGTTAGTGCCCATGCCACCAAAAGAAACTACTCCATCACCGCCGTTAACGAAGAATGCGTTTGCGTCTGCGTTAGACTCAACGCGGAAGTCGTAATCTACACTTCCCTCATTGACCACCGTTTCGCTTGGGCCTACACGAAAGACTTCTTGCGGCGTAGCAGTAGAGGCTTGTGATTTGAAAACAATATCAGAGTCGCCGTTACCACCACGCAGCAGTATCTGTCCACCTTTGTTCGTAGAGCCGCCACTTATGGTTAAAGATCCTGCTGAACTTGCGGATTCGATTACCCCATTTGCTGGGGTGATTATTGAGCTTCCAAACGTAGCCACACCCGCACTTGATAAAGTCAAGGCTGTACTTGCATTACCGTTGTACTTGAATTGGAGGCTGTCATTAGAGCCGTCCATGATCAGGCGGTATTCTTCAGTAAACCCCGAGCCGTCACTTCCCCAATCATTACCGAAGATGAGGGATGCCGCAGAGCCTGCTCCTACACCAGAAACCACAACTCCGCCATCACCAGAGCCATGGACAAAAGCAGAGCGGCCTGCCGCCGCAGAAGCATAAGACAAAAAGTCAACGGTAGATGGTGCTGTGATACTGCCTGAGCCGATGACAACCGTATCATTCCCAGCGTCCACAAACAGCGCATGGGTGTTGCCGTTTGACTCAACGCGGAAGTCAACATCGTTACTTCCGTTATTAAAAACATATTCGTCATTATCTAACTCAAGCGCATTTACCTCACTGCCAGCGATAAAATGGTTAATTTGTACAGTGCCATCTTCAGTGCCATCAGACGCATCTCGTATGAAGGTTTGAATCCGTCCATAAGCAACCTGTTGATTCGCGTCATTTAAGCCTTCAAAGTCAATCCGTCCTAATATGTCGCCATCAGCAGCAGAACTTGATGACTGTCTCGTGAGGGCAAGAACAGGGCCAGCATTTGCATCTGTATCAGTGCTAACCAATGATAAAGTTTTATTATTGTCTGTTGATTGGACATTAAGCACAGCATCGTAGTCTGTAGAAGTTCCAATGTTTACATGGTCACTACCCGCGTCCACAAACAGCATGTGAGTGTTGCCGTTTGACTCCACACGGAAATCAACGTCATTACTGGGATCGTTGAAAACCACCTCGGAAGTTGTGATTTGTACCCTTTCTACGCCATCAGTGGAAATTGCTACTGTGTTTCCACCCGCAGAATACAATCCTGAATTGACATCGTTTAGTTGCAAAGCTGGTGAAGACGCTGACCCTCCAGCGGTCAAAATTTTACCGTCTACATGCAATTCCGTCGCAGGCGACGAAGTGCCGATACCCACATTTCCATCGCCTCGTATACGCATGATGGTGGTGTTGTCTGCTTTGCGGAACTCCGCCGCATAATCAGACGACGATGTTCCAGCATCTACCAGGAGACCAAAGGATTGGTTGCTTGTTGTGTCAGCAAAAATTTGCAGGGTATTGTTGTTTGCTGCTCCGTTGATAGTACTTGGGGTGCCGCTCGCGTTAGTGGCGATGATGGCTTGAGATGTGACGCTACTGCCAAACGTAGCCGCGCCGCTAACATCAATGGTTCCATTTACATCAATGGCAGTCGCTGTCAGATCAATCTCGTCCGTCGCACCCAGCGACAAGACCGTAGCGGAAGAGCCTTGAATGAACTGGCTCGCATCGTTGAACATCAGCTTGTTCGTAGAATTCAGCGTTAGGCCAGAGCCGTCTGTGTGCGTGAGCGTTGTGTCGCCATCTGCGCCAAAAGTGATGACCGCGCTGTCAGAGGTGAACGTCAGGTCATCGTCAATGAACAGATCAGGGATAGACAGGTCTTGGAAGGCGTCAACCATTGCGCCGCCAGAACCAGCACCATCTGAGTAGATAGCCTTGGTCTGGCCGTTGGGGACTGTGACCGTCGCGCCACTGCCCTGCTTGATAATGATTGAAAATCCGCCGCTGGTTGCATTTTCAATGAGCCACAGCTTACTTACGGTATTCGGGCCAATGGTTATGGTGCAAGTAGAATCGAGTGTGCCAGTGTACTTAAGGAAAATACTCCTACCGGGATCAGTAGAACCATCAGCGATAGTAGTAGTATGAGTATCAGCGTTCGTCGTGATTGCTTCTGTGCCAAATGAAAAAGCCTCTGCAATTAATTCGAGGTTTGTATTTGTGCTCGCGCCCCAGGTTCCGCTTTCATCCCCGGTGGCGATTTCTTTGAGGCGTAAATCGTTTACGTAGGTTGCCATTTACTTTCTCCGACCTTTGCTCTTCGGTTTTTTCATCGAAGCGACGTGTTTTTTCAAAGTTTCCGCTTGTTTTTTGTGTGTCTTAGAGGCTTTCTCTAAGCCCTTGATGACCTTGTTTACTTTGCGAACCATCACGCTACCTCTTCCCATTCCGGGGTTTGACTATCTGAAACAACAGACCAGGCTGGTGTTTGACTATCTGTAATACTACTCCAATTTGGCGTTTGGTCATCATCAACCGGTCCCCAAACTAAAACTTGCTTTGTTAGTGCGGTTCCTTCGACCCCAGTTGGCGTAGCAATCGCTGAACCAACTGCCGTAACCGTCCCAACACCGCCTGTGCCGTTGACGCCAGTCGTAGGCACAACGATGCCCACCGCGACCGTAGCCGTCCCAACTGCGCCCGTACCAGAGACTCCTGTGACGCTCGTTGCCGCGTCGCCGGATACTGTAGCCGTCCCAACTGCGCCCGTACTACTGACACCAGATGGCGTGGCGAGCCCATCAGCCGATACAGTGACCGAGCCAACCGCTCCGGTAGCAGTGACCCCGCTCGGTGTTGCAACGATGCCCACCGCAACCGTAACTGTTCCGACAGATCCGGTAGCAGAAATACCAGTAACACTGGTAGTCGCATCGCCGGATACAGTAACCGTTCCAACAGAACCTGTCCCACTGACTCCAGTGACTGAGAAAGTGACGCCTGTGCCTTCGACAATAGTGACGGAGCCGACCGCTCCCGTCGAAGAAACGCCTGTGACAGAGACGATTGCGTCTCCGGTGACTGAAACCGAACCAACACTACCTGTGCCTGCAACACCAGTGACAGAAACGTTCGCATCTGCTGAAACCGTGACCGCACCAACCGAACCGGTGCCTGCAACACCCGTAACGCTGACATTAGCATCCGTTGAAACCGTGACCGTTCCAACTGCACTTGTTCCTGCAACGCCTGTGACTGTAACATTCGCATCTCCCGTAACTGTTACGGAGCCTACGGCACCCGTCGCAGAAACTCCTGTCACTTCGACGGGTATGGGCTCGCCCCAAGCGCCTTGGCCCCAAGTGCCTCTGCCCCAACCCGTTACATTTGCCACTCTTATTCCCTACTGATTATGACTCGCATCTTGTTGCTGCTTTAGCCACAACAGATACTCCGCTGGAGTCATCTTGGTCTGTTGGGACTGTTGAGCCACTGCATGTTAGGCAATACGGATGATCGCGTTTGACGCATCCGCAGTTGGGAACTGCACAGTAAAATCACCGGAACTGGACGTCTTGTCGCCACCAAAATCCAACGCACAAACAGCGGGGTCGCCACTGGCGCTGTCGTTGAATATCAGACACCCACGTGCTGTTATGGAGCTACTGCTGAAAGTTAAGTCGCTGAAATCTGTCAGCGCCGTCGTGCCCGACGTGCTGGGATCAACCCTCGTAAGTGATGCGCCTTTGGCGGTATATCCAGTGCCAGACACCTCGTTTGAGGTAGTGTATGCAGTCGTGCTTGCGCCTAAACTTGCTGAACTGGTGTACAGTGCAAGATTGAAAGTGCTGCCGCCTGAGTTTTTGAAGTTGTGAACAGCTTCTAAAAGCTCTTTTTTGAAGCTGGTACACATAGCCGTCGTGATAGCCATTACAGTCTCCTGAGTATTTCTGCCATATCCTGATGGCCTTGTTGTTCCAACTGAGCGATCAAAGTGGTACGGTCGCTTTTGATTGCCTCTTTCATATAAAACAAAATCACGTTAGAAACAGATTCTTTGAAAGCCTCTGCTTGCTGCGCGATCAAAGGGTGACTCTTCCCACCCACACTAACTATACGTTTGGTCGCCTCTTCTGACCAGTAGTCGACAGAATGACCCCTATTCTGAGTAGTTGCTACTGTGACCTGCCCTATCGATGACTCTACGGTTTCAAACACACCTATCTGCCTTTGGATATATCGTATCGGTACTCATCGCGAGCGCCATAGCCCTCACCCAAATCTTTGAGCGCAGCCACCGCTTGGGCAAATCTTTGCTCGTATTTGGCAGCTTCATCTGGAATCTTCAAAAACGTCGCAGCTTCCGCTAATGAGCCATACAACAAAGCGTCAGGCGCATTCTCGGAAAGCCAAGTCGTGCCGGAACCAGCACCCGCTGTCAGTGACGTAGGACGAAACTTGTAGTGAAGTTCGAAGGTAAAATTAGTGCTCGGCGTCGGAGCCAAAATAAACGTGTTGTCATCAAACAAAGCATAGTATTTCGGCGTGCCGGTCGTAGCTGGGTTGGGCGTGTAACTACGGATAAAGCTGACGTGCTTGAACAATAAATACTCGTACTCACTGCTGCTGATCACTGCCAAGCTGTAAGGAGATAAAAAATCCGTGGGGGTTGCTAGATACGTGTTGTCTTGCGCTGCCGTACCCGTAACGTTCTTACGAAACACCGGCAACTCTATGTTTTTGAGTATTCGCTCTTCTGCCTCTTTGATGAACACCGGCAGATTGTTGACAAACGTAGTCTCGCTTGTCTCCTGATAATCCTGTATAGCCGTCTTCAAGCTGTCAAAAGTAAAACTCATGTAATCACCACTGTGACTGTGCCAACTTGCGTTGATGCTTTGACCGGGGTAAAAGTTTTCTCAAGAACGTTGGGAACCCCGACCGACACGACCATCGGTTCGACACGATCTGGTCGTGCGTTGCGTAAAGCTTGTGGGTCATCAACCGGGGGCTTCGGGAACAATTGAGGTTGCTTAGGCTCGTACTCGTCCGGTCCTACAAGAGAACCGTTCCACTCTCGTTTCATACGATTGAGCTTATACCGGACACCTGAGCGGTCTGATATTCCGTAAGCGTATTTACCTCGGGCAAAACCGGACATCGTTAATTCCTGTAGTACTCGTAGCCAGGACTGATGCGCAGCGATGCACGATCTCTATCTTCGTCCATAGCACGCTGCATTTCTTCTTCATACACCTGCTTCAAGACCGCCATCATGCCAGGATTGCGCTTCATTGATATGTAGTAAGCCAGTCCTGCCGTAAGACACGGGTAGAACCGAAACGGTACATCGACTGTATTAGTATTTGTGTCTGCATCATCAATACGAGTCAAACGATCAAACTTTATAATGTCTGTGCTCTTGTCCGGCGTCGGCCATACCCGCAGGACCGGAGTGATTTGTCTATCTAAAAAGAACTGGTTTGGACGCCCAGTTTGCGCTTTATTGGGTATGTTCAGGTAGCTAGAACGACTTACGCGCTCTATTTGAAAATCGGTGCTGTCGCGTGTGACCACAACAGACAAAATATCGATGGTGCTACGCACATCCGATAAATCAACCGCAGAGCTAACTGTAGTAGTAGCGCCGCTAGTGCCCCCGGTAATAGTCTCTGCCGCC